GATTTGGTGTGATAGTGTCCAGATAAGACCATCTCATAACGAGAAAATAGACTTGAGTTTAATCCATGAGATGCTACTGGCAATCCTTTTCCCATTACAAATCCTTGTAGTTCTAAGTGCGAAAGAATGATAGGTGATTTTGAAGTCGCGATGAACTTTGTACATTCGTCATAATTATCCTGTGTCATCCAAGGCAAGAATCCTATACTCAGCCCATCAAAGTCTTTATCAATTGGATTCATGTGGATGTGGACGCGATCAGAATACTGACCAAGAACTTGTTCTAACGAATTGAGTTCATTAGTGTTCTTATAGTATACGTCATGATTGCCAGGAACAATATCCATTGTCATATCATACTCATAGAGTTTCGAAATGAAGGCATCATACGAATGCTGCATGACTTTATAGTTGACGAACTTTCTATGATCAAAGTAGTCACCGCAATGCAGCACATGTTTGATATCATGTTCTAGACAATACGGAAAGAACACTTCAGAAAAGAACTTACTTGAATAATCCAAGAAGATCTGTGAACCATTCTTTACACCAAAATGTGTATCATTTAGGATTGCTAACTTACTCATAATCTAATTCTTCTCTCAATTGTTTTGCTGCTCCAATTACTATTTGTGGATAATCTTTTTTAGTTAAAGTATATCCAGTACCAGCTGCTAGATCGTCTTTACTTATTAGGTGTTTGTGTCGATGCTCAATTTCATCAAACTTATCTAACAGTCTTCTGCATATATTATCGTATTCAGTGTCTGTGACTAATGATTCGTCCTCGATGTAGTAAGCGTAACTCAATATTAAATACCACGGGATTAATACACCATCGTCAGGCACATTACTAAAAAAAGAGCTCAATTCCACCTGCATTATCTTTAGTCTTTCGTTCCTTCTTCAGCTCTTTGCCGAAATCCTTAATAACGTTATCTTTCTCTCTAATTCGCATAGACTTGTTTCTAATAGCATCAACAATGTTGTCTGAGCTAGCAGCACTGCCATGAGAACCAAAATCAGCAAATGCATCTGCACCAGCATAAGTGATATAACGCTCTTTGATGTCTTGCTGCTTTTTCTCTTTTGCGATACGACGAAGGAATGCAAAGTACGTGATTTGAGTGAAGTATGCAAAGGCATTTGGCAATCCAGTACGAGTGGCCTTTTCGACATCGTAATTCATAATAGCCTTCACACAATTCTCAGCTGCATCCATCACCATCTCTTCGCGATATGTATAACCAATGAAGTTTGGTTTATGAGATAGACCATTACAGATCTTTAAGAAACATTCACCAATATAGTTTGTTATTATTGGTTCCTTTGAATCAGCTTCACGAGCTTCGTTAACACTACGTACATAATCAACTACAGCTTGTGAGAATTCTTTATTGTTTACGTAATGCTCTTTGGCGCGACGTACTCTCTTCGTCTTAGGATTCATTTTCATAATATATATTATACCATATAATCGCTGATAAGTAAATACTTAATGTTATATTAGTCTGTGTGACATTTAGATGTTTACAAGTCTGCTGTTTGTTGTTATAATTGGATTTATCATAAACAAACAACCACAGAGATGTCTATTAATTATAGTCTAATCTATTTGGTTTTTCTAATTTACTAAAGAAACTATCTAATGAATCTAGATTATCAACTTGATCATTATCATTATCATCTTCTTTGTTGTACATCGCTTTCATTATATTATCATATGCGATATACTTATAATAGTATTCTGATATTAACTTGGTAGTTTCACTTCTAGCTATAATGTTGTTAGCGTTTAACTCGACACACATATCATCATCGCCTATTACCCATGGAATTAGTTTACAACCTTCTGAACTTCTGAGTAATTCTAGAGGATTCGAAACATAGATGACACAGTTTTCTTCATTGATATCAACCTCTTCAGCAATCAGATAAGTGCCATCGACTAGTCGGTATGTAATTAGGAATTCATCATCATCGTAGTTCATCATATCATAGGTACCTCGTGTATAGTGTATTTAAATCGCTCTTTAGCATATATTCTAATTCTATTTATAGCATGGTTATGCGTATAGTTTTTATGTTTCTTCCAGCACATATCATCTGCTAAATCATACACAATAGTAGCTTGACCACTATCAGCCTTTCTTAAACCTCTTCCGATCGACTGAAGAACTCTAATTTGAGATTTAGTAGGAGCCGCGAATATGATATTATGAAGATTCTTAATATTGATACCAGTACTGAATGTGCCCATTGACGCTACGATAATAGCACCATTCTCCTTTTCTGTCAGCTCTCTGATTCGTTCTCGTTCCTCAGCATTCACAGCACCTGATACAAAGAAGACATTTCCTTTAGTGGACTTATCCTTTATCATGTTGTATAGAATCTTACCATGCTTATTAACCAAATTATACAAGACAAGTGTATTACCAGTTTGGTCGAGAGCAAGATTAGTGATGAACTTATTACGATTTTCGTAACCTACAATACAATCAATCTCTTCATGATAGGTTGCTTTTGCCATTGCTTTCTTCATTGCGTCTGGATATTTCAGCACTAAGCACTGTATATTCAGATCTGCCAATGTGTCTTCGTCCATCAACTTCTTTGTGCTCGTCACTTTATATGTTGGACCAAAGCTTCCTTCAAGAACCAACTCATTTACTTTACCACCGTCAAGAGTGCCAGTCGTTCCTATACGGACATACGCTTTACTTAAACGATCCATAATAGTAGTTAGACTCTTTGCTTTAAAGGTATGAGCTTCATCGCCTACAATCATACCATACGCTTCGAACCATGACAGAGGAAGTTTAATAGCACTCTGCCATGTAGTAATAACGATCGATGCGTTAATGGCAAACTTCTCCTTTCCTGAGTAGATCTTATGCACCTCTTCGTCAACGTTATAATCAGGATCATTCGAAGAATAGTCAGCAAAATCCTTTGTCATCTGCTCTACGAGCGAAGTAGTTGGCACAACGATCAGAACCTTTCGATCCATCTCTTTCGACAAAAAGTATCGAGCAAGCATATAGATCATGAGAGATTTACCAGAACCTGTAGGAGATAGTAGTATCGTTCTCTGAGATGTAGCAGCTTCTTTAAATGCTGCGATCTGATAATCACGAGCTTGAATAGCATTCTCTTTCGATGATAGAGATAGCTCACTAATGAAAGTGTCTAGTTCTTCGTTAGTCGAACTAAGAGTAGGTTTAATCTCATCCTCGATGTTAATTTCATAGTTACGATCTGTAGCGAATTCGACAATCTTACCTAAGAGACCAAACGCCATTGTCTGAGATCTCCTACAAAAGAGTCGGATTTTTCCATCCCACATCTTATTACGATAGCTTGGAATGAACTTATAACCCTCAGCAAAGAATGTAAAATATTCTCCGAGCTCCATCAATACACCACTATCATCGCTGGATATATGTATCTTAGCTTCGTTAACTTTACGTATGTGGATCATGTTTTAAATATTAGTAAGTTATACTCCAGATGTAAACTTTTTAAACTCTAAGATGTTCTTAATGTTAGTGTGTCTCCATCTCAAGTTGTTCATAATCTCTTCAAGCACTTCTACCATCATTTTCTGATAATCGATTTTGCCTGACACTCGAATGATATCTTCATCAGAGTTGTAATACATATCCATATCAGATTTGAGAGGTTTAGTCATTCCATTGAATGGATCATATTGCCAACCAAGCTTATCCATTTCTTCTTTAGTCATCTTACCACTAAAGTACAACCACTTATTCTTACGAAGCTTATTCATCTCCGTTTCGTTTCTCTTTAGTTGCAGCTTAGCAAGTGTAAAGAGCTCTAAGTATTTTGAGTGAAGCTTAGCTGACTTCGTTGTTTCTTCGTCAAGGTTAAGATCATCAATCTTAACATCTTCACTCCACATTTTTAAAATTTCATCAAGTATCATAATATAAAAGTATTTATACTACCTGATTAGTTCGAAATAATCATACCTGAACGACACATTGCTCTGAAGATATTCGATATCACTTGCTTGAGTAGTGAACTCGACACCTCCGAGAGAAACTGGAATCGCATTAACAAACCTGATTTGTCGATTGAGGTTGTTATGACTCGTAAGAATACTCAATATAATATCATTAGTAACTTGAGTATCGCTATCAGCAGTTTCCTTTATCCAATTGAATACTTCATTATAATTATTCATATCTTCATCAACCGAGAATGTTACTTCAAGAGAATCGAAATTGACTTGATCTCCGCTCACAAATCCTTGTTGATTTTGAAAACTAGAACTTACTTCAGCTAATGACATACTCGGAAGAGAAACTGTTGTAATGAAGTACTCTAAGTTATCGAATTTAGGTGATTCGATCGATAGCTTAAATCCTGTCGGAGATAAGAAGTTAAAATTATTAGTTAGGCTCATGTCTATATTTATACAAAAAAAGTGGAGACCCCGAAGGATCTCCACTTAAGATTTAAACTAGATCAATTATCCAGCAACATTGATGTCAGTTACCAAGAACCTACGGAAGTAATCATTCGATGCATCAACACCAACACCGGTAGCTGTACCGACGAATGGATTTTGTTGCATACCGTAACGAGTCTTGAAAGCAACCTTCGGTTGGAATGTGCTTTCATCAACTGCACGAACCATAGTGAGTGGTACGTATGGGCAGTAGAAGAGACCAGCATCGTATGCGTTAGTGCCACGATAGCCAACTGTTACATAATCAGGACCTGCATAAGGATCAACATATACCTTCATGCGACCATTAAGAACACCTGCGAAGGTGTTACCAGTTGCGTCAACTTGAAGATTGGTTGCGAGAGCAGGAGCATAATCCAAAACGCCGGCAGCTGCAAGAGCAGAAGCAACGTTAGAAGAGCAGATAACGAAGTTACCTTTACCACGACGAGTGGTAAGTGCAATCTTGTTAGCTTCAACTTCGATTTGGAACAACAAGCTCTTGAACTTTTCAACAGCCCAACGGCCATCAGCATCAGCGCTAAGGCTGAATGTACCAGGAGCTGTGGCAGCAGCAGCACCAACGATAGCTTTAGCATTGATTGTGTTGATAACTTCGCGATTGATTTCCGCAAGGATTTCAGTCGAGAGGATGTTAGCAAGCTCAGATTCAGCATCCAAGTTATGGATAGCCTTCAGATCTTGAGCAAGCTCCATTGTGTATTCAGCTTTAAGACCACGTGTCTTAGCTTCAACAACAGCTTTTTCGATTGTGAAACCCATGTCACCGAAAGCAGCACCAGTTCCACCAAGAGTTTCACCAGCTGCAGTAGAAGCAGGACCAGAGAAAGCTGTATCAGGCTCGGCGAGACCGAGAGCTTCGAGATCACCAGTAGTGATTAGTGGGTTTTGTGGAGATGCATCTGTACCGTTGTAACGTGCCTTCATCGCGAAGATGAGACCAGTTGGACCGGACATCGGCTGAACACCTGCTACATCATAAGCGATGAGGTTAGGCATTGCACGACGTACAAGTGAGATAAGAACTGGATCGAAGTTAGAAACTGCACCAGTTGTTTGATTGTTCTCGTTAAGGTTACCGTACTGAGCGCGCTCTGCTTTAAGAGCTACTTCAGTGTTTTCGAGAAGCTTAGCGGTAACAGCCTTTTTGTAGCTGTCTGTGATAGGAGCGGCGTCAGCATGTTCTAGTACTGGGGCCCACTTTTTGATATCTTGTTCTGCGTTAAACATATTATTTGTTTTCTATTTGTTGGTTTTTGGTGGTATGAATCACCGTTAATTTACTTGATTTGACTTGTGATTGCTGAGAGGTATGACTTCATGTCTGATGTCAATTCTACTTGAGAATCAACTTGACCTTCAACAATGATTTCTGACTTTGAATTATTTTCTTCAAGGACGATTTCTTCTGACTTAGAATTAGAAGCGAACATCGAAGATTTGATTGTTGCAACCTTCTCAGCAAAAACTGATTCAGATACAAATTCAACTTCTTCAGTGAGTGCTTCAAGCTTTGCTACTTGAGTAGCTGCAAGATCTGAAGATTGCTCAGAAAGAATGTTCTTACGTGAAAGTACTTCTACCTTTTCTTGAAGCTCTACAGTAGTGCTTTCAGATAGGGTAAGTGCATCTTTTACTTCTTGAACTTCTTCCGACATTTCGTCGAAGAGATCTACTTTGCATTCAGGAACTTCGATGTAATTCTCAACAAACAATTGCTTGAGAGAACCGATGAAACCTTCAGCAATATCTGTACGAAGCTTAGAGTCAACAGCGACTTGATTATCTTCTACCCACGACTCAACCACATAACTGAGGTAATCATCGATCTTGGTGATAAGACTTTCACGTACTTCTGTAACTTCTTCTACAAGGTCATTCGCATACTCTTCAGCAAGACGTTCCCTTTCGGCAACAACTTTTTGAGAGACAGCAGCTTCAAACAATGTTGATGCTTTAGCCTTGAAGTCTTCGGTTAGATTAGCTTCACTTTGGATAAGGATGGACAAATCTTCGTTTACAACAGATTCTTCCATTTCTTCCTCTTCTTCAGATTCGTCCTCTTCGGACTCTTCTTTATCAGATTCTTCCTTTTTAGCTTCATTCGTAGGTTTCTGTGATACAATAACACTTTCTTCTACTTCTTCTTCTTCTTCCTCTTCGGAATCTTCTTCGTCAGATTCTTCCTTTTTAGGTTTAGCAGCTTCTTCCATTTCTTCCTCTTCTTCAGATTCGTCCTCTTCGGACTCTTCTTCATCAGATTCTGTTTTGGACTTCTTGCCTTCACCTAGGAGAATACCTTCGATTGTCTCAGAATAGCCTTGTTGTTCAGTAACTTCTTCGGCAGATGTATCCTGCACAAGCTCCTGATCTTCAAGCAAAGCTTCTTCTGTGATGTCTTCTATAATATCTTCGGACATAATTTGTAACTTTCTTTTATTAGATTAGAGATTGGAGAGGAAATCTTGCCAAATACGTTCTTGAGCCTCACTTAGACGCCCCGAAGATACTCTTTTGATTTCTGTCTCATAACTTTCAATTTGCTGAGGCTTCAGAAGACCATTGTCCCATATCCATTCTACACCTTCCATAATACCTTCAACGAAGGCAGATGGTGCAGAGGGATCTTGAACAATATCAATTGTATTAAGAATAAAATCATTCTTAACATATGACTTATTTTCTCTTCTCTCAACAGTACCCATACCACGACTTGAAACACCTAACTTACACCCGCCTTCGACGAGACCTTTCACGATTTTACCCATTGGCGTGTCTAGTATCAGTGCCTTCCCAACGACATCATTACCGTTCCAATTAAGTTCGGTGATGCGATGTGAAACTTTATCAAGGTTAATCTGTGGACCTTCAGGGTGATTTAACTCACCAACTGCTCGTCCAGTACTAACCTGCTCCTTTACGTATTTGGCACATGCCTCAGTTAATACGTTTTTAGGATAAATTCTATTATTGCGGTTTTCCTTTTCCGCTTGCATGAATACACCTTCGATATAGACTTTCTTTTCGCCCTTACCGTTTGCTTCTGTGATGTATTCGACTTGATCTAAATGCTCTGTAATTAATTTCATATTACGATCTTGATTGTTGAATTTGTTGACCTAATTGAAAGAGATGAAAATCAGCTGTTCCCTTTTTGTAGGTGTTCTTCTTCTTAGGATTGTCTTCTCCGTCCTGATATGCCTTATTTCGAACAAGAGCTTTAGTTAAAGTACCGCTGTCGTATATCTTACCAAGCAGATCATCAACATCGCTGTCTGAAATTTTAGTTTCTCCACCATTCAAAAAGTCTTTTGCACTAAGCGCTTCTTCTAGTTCAACCGCTTCACTTACTCCTTGAGAGTTGAATACCGTTGATGTAAGATTGACCTTACGAATATCGTACGCTTGTTGAATCTTTTCACCCATAGCATCTTGAAATGCTTGCTGTACGCCTTCTGCACTGTTAGTGACAAGCGCGTTAAAGAGTTTTTCTGTTTGTTCCATATAGTGTATATTTATAATAGTTTACGCTTCGACAA